TCTACTTCAAAAGAAGCATAATAATCATAAGCATTGATTTTTATTAGGAATTTTTTAAGCATTTCTTACCTTATTTGCAAAATGTGGCGGAACTATGTCCCGCCACAAATTTATGTTGGATTACGCACCCTCTACACCGAAGATACCTCTATAGTCAGATACTCCAAATGAGTATCTTTCTCTAGCTTTGTATCTAACGTTGCCAGTATCGAAATCACCTTCCATAGCAGTTTTTAAAGCTGCTCTTTGGAACATTTTCATACCGTTAGGGATATCAGTAATGATGTACCAACTGTCTGTATCAGTTAAGAAATTGTTCACTCTATAACCTTGAGGAACCATTCCCATTGATGCTACAGCGTTGATATCATTATCTGCTGTTCCAGTTCTACCTGGAGATTTCATCAATCTCTCAGCATTGAACTGATTAGCTGAAGGAATGACCATTTTCATTCCTCTTGCTGCGACTCTTATTCCACGTTCATCCGTCATGCCAGCAATGTCAATCAATGCTTGCTCTAAAGATGTTTCGTTTAAGTCTGCTTGCGTTGTTAAAGTATTTTTAACTACTGTTCCGCTAACCGTTGGGTGATTAGTTGTGAACAAAGATACAGCATCACCAGAATCAAAATTATCCGTTGAAGGAAGACCTTGAATCAAAGGTGTTACTGCTTTTACTTGTTTCGCATTAGACATAGATCTTGCTAAAGCTTTTGTATATCTAGACGCAAGTCTGTCATACAAATTATCTTCAATCGCTTCTTCAGTGATTGAAAAAGCTAAAGCAATTGTGTCGTGTGTGTAACGTGCAGTGTAAGTTTCTTGTGCTTCATCGTAAGAAATACCAGATCCTTCCACTTTAACGTTTGCGTTTGCAAAACCACTTAACATTACTTCTTCTTCAAAAGCTCTGTCAGATGATTCTGTTGTATAAATTTCAGCGTGCTGATTTTCATACTGTTTGTACTCCAGGCCGAATAGTGCATTCAAACCTGGTTCTAGTTCTTTAACTAGCTGTGCTCGTGATATTGCCATGTTCTATGCTCCTATGTTCCAGTTCCGACAAATTCGGACAAGTTTTGAACAACTTCTACTGAACAATAAGCTGCTGTAAGGTCGTTGTTTTCAACTTCCTCAGCACTTCTTAATAGTCTCCAAGAGTGTGTTGTATTATTTGTTTGTCCGATTTCAAGTGTGCATGTTGATTTACCTGTTGACGTGCTTCCGCCTGTATTGGCGTTAACAGAAAACGTTTCCATAAACTTTACGTGAGCAGCAGGAACATTTGCAGCTACTGCAGTGTCCGATGCTATTGCATATTTTTGGAAAGGATAATCATTAACAAACGCTTGTGTGTCTTCACTGTTTGCTGGAGTAATTGTTGCATCGTACCAATGCGCCCAAGTGGGTTTATTAGTAGAAGCTGCATTATAGTAGATTCCGTACAGAACACCGACCGTTGTAACGGTATCGGCGCTTTCACCCGTAATCATATAACCAGCTGACGATTTCATCGCCATGCCGTTAAAAAGATCAACGTTTGCTGCGGAAGCAATCCAATATTGAGAAAGACCTTGAGTCGCAGGTGTGTTACCTAACGTCCCATTTGGTCTAAACCCAAAACCGGATGAGTTTCTATTAGCCATGTTATTACTCCTTAATGTTTACATAAATGTAAACGGGTTGATTTAAATCGATAGTTTAAGAAATATTATTTCTTTGTACCACCGAAGGTTACGCGAGACTGCCTACTTACGTCAATAGGCATACTCTTATGCTCTTCCCTCATTAAATCGTTTTCAACCGCTTCGTTCTGACCTTCTGCTTGTTTAGCAAAATATTCAGTCCGAGACTTCGCAATTTCTTCGGGTACCCTTGCGAGTACAAGGCCACCAACCCCGATAATCCCCTTGTATTTTCCTTCAGTGACTACAGGATAATCAGAATCTTTATATTCATCGGCTCTCACCAATTCATAACCAGATCTTAATCTTCCAGAGATATTTTTAGAATCTTGAAATCCTAAACTCTCTGCCCGTATCCATCTGTGCCTGAATCCATCAGGTGCAGGGGGTGCATCTAGAGAAGATGGAGGAGTCCACACTTTTGGTCTTTCAGTATTTGACCGTGTTTGACTCGCACGAGAAGTTACTTTTTTTTCGTCTTTTTTCATATGCTTATGCTCCTTCCGTGAGTTTTAGTTGTTTTGCATAGTCTTCGAGTGGCACACCTAATTTTTTAGCTATTGCTACCTGAGAGGATGTGAGTCTCACAGTTTTGCGTCCAGGTCTTACGCTTCTCTGAGCTGAAGCAACCAACTGATTGGTCTTGGACGTTTGCTCTATATCACCACCTTTAGCAAATTTATGAGGAAAGTCAACTTTTATTCTTTTATTAACTTCAGAATAATAATCGTCCGACTTAGGGTCGAATCCTTCATTTACAAGATCCTTGTGAATTTCAAAGGCAGTAAAGGTCATGGCTCGATCTTTGCCAAACCATGTGTTTTTACTAGCCCAAACTTCTGCTTGAGGATCAGGCTCTGGTAAACTTTGTGGAGTTTGCTGTGGTAATCTTCCACCATCTGATAGTTGTACAGGTTCCTGTGCAACTGGTTTATTTTCTTTGGCTTGCTCTAATTTAGCATTCTCAAATGCTAATGAAGCAATCCGTTTATTAGCTTCAACTTGAGCTGCGGCATCTCCAGATTCAATAGCGCCCGCTAATTCTTTTTGAGCAGACTCCATTCCTGTTTTTACATTTTTCTCAAATCTAGACCAATAATCAGTATCCATTTTTTTAAATTGAGACTGATCTTGTTTTCTTTGATATTCTAAAGCTTGAGCATATTCGATAGCAGCACCTTCTCTACGTTCTGCTTCTCTCATTTTTCTTGTGAGTTTAGCAATACGTGATTGAACACCTTTACTGTATTCCTCTAACTTAGAATCATCTTCTTTAACTGGTTCTTCTTTAACTTCTTCTTCTTTAACTTCTTTTACTGTTTCTTCGTCCTTGGTTTCTATTACTTGTTCTTTTACTTCTTCTTTTACTTCCTCTGGTAAAGTTACATCGACTTCAGGTCCTGAAGTATCTAAATCTACTTTTGGTTTTTCTTGTTTTATTTTATTTTCCTCTGGCATAGTTCCTTCCTATGTTAGTATTTGTGCAGGATATCTGTTGGATCCTGAACCGTTGCTAAAATTTCATCTTCATTTAAAAGACGAACTTCTCCACCTTCAATTTCTATACGTGATCCTGCATAACGTGCAAAGACCACCCAATCACCAACCGCGCACCACGGACCGTTTGGATATCTCTCTTTATCCTTATAACAAGCATCTCCCATTGCAATTACATTTCCGCATTGCGATGCAACTTGTTGTCGATCTATGGTTTGATCTCCTAGTAGAATTCCGCCTTTAGTTTTTTCATCCATTCTAAATGGTAAAACTAGCATTCTCCAACCAGTAGGTTTGGGTAATTTTGTTTTTTCTGTTGTGACTTCTTTTTTTGGTTCTGATTTTTTTAATCCAACTAATTCCTTATTTGGTAAGTGAATTTTTTGTGTTGATATCGACGACTGTTCCTTCATTTTGCTCCTTATCATTAAGCAGGTTAGAGATTTCCTGTTTAGTTGCCTCTAAGGCATTTATTTGTCCTATTATATACTTGTATGTTTCCATACTGTCAACCCCTCCGGACGTTACCGAGATTGCCAATTGTTGTATTCTTTTATCTAAATTTCTTTGAAGTTTATAAATTACATTTTCTAGACTCACTTAACACTTCCACTTTCTCAATGCTTTATTAATTCTTGAATCTGGATCATTGGCTGTTTTAGAAGAGGTTAATTTTTTCTTCATTCCACCCATTCTTGCACAAAATGATTTTTTTCTAGATCCACCTTTTGGTTGAGGTGCTTTTAAATCAGATCCTGGATTAGCTCTTTCGTAAGACCTACGTCCTTTTTCATTTAACCCACCAGATTCAGATTTACCTTCAGATCTAGTCCACGCAGCACCACCATTTTTTAAGTATGCTCTTCCATATCCTCTTAACGCTGTTCCTGGCATTATGTTTGACTTTCTTTTAATGCTTTAGCAGTTGGTGCACCTTTAGCTCCCGGTGTTCTCATTTTTTCACCACTACCTGATGCTATTCTATCTCTTTTAGCATGAATATTAGCCCATAAGCCATCAGCAGCTTTTACTCTGCCACCAACTAATTTTCCATTCTTATAATACTTTCTCATATTAAATCTTTATAATACTTCTCATAACTTTCATTTGAAACAGATACACCTGCTAAATCACTTTTAATGTGTGATCCAATATATTTTTCCTTTGCAGGATATACAAAATCTTTTTTTATTTCACCTAGTTCTTTTTTACTTCCAACAGGTTTTCTAGAATTACCAACAGTGGGTCTATATCTTGGGTTTACCATTAATCATCCAATATTTTCTTTTGTTTTTTTAAAGTTTTCTTTAATTTCTCAAGGCTTTTATCTACTTTAGAAAAAGTTCGCTCTAAATTAAATTTAGCTGATTCTAGTTTCGATTTAGACGCTTTAGATCTAATCTTGTCAGCCGAACCAATATTGTACTTTCCTTTAAGACTAGTTATAGTCTCTGAAACTTTTTTAGCTTTTAATGTGTTTTTTAATTTAAGGCCTAATCCGAATAATCCCATTATTTTTTATCCTTACCATTTCTAAATATTTGTGTTCCCTTTATACCAAATATGCTCGCGCATACAAGTATCCAGAGATTTGTGAACCATGATGGTAGGGCTGAAAAATGATCGAAGAACATTTTTATCTTCTCCATCGCCGCCGGATCGTCTGACCAGACTCCCCAGGCAAGGACCAAAATGGGCAGTGTGAGAATCGCTAAAACGACCTCGTCCTTATAATCTGATTGACGAGCTTCTAGGAGCTTTCCTTGGTATTCCGTCTCCCCACGAGCCATCTTAGTGGCTGCCATATGCTGTGCATCGGCCATAGCCATCTTTGTCTCTTGTTTTTTCTTGTATATGTGCGTTCCTGCGTTTAAAGCTAGCTTAATTGCTGAAAACCACATATTAGTACCAAGTTACTGGTTTTTGTGGTCTAGCAGCTCTTGTTCCTTTAACAGGATTTGTATCTTTTTTATCTCTGTTAACTGGAGCAGGTTTATTGTTTTTGCTTGCATTAGGTGTAGCTATAGTTCTAGCTTTTCCCGCTGTCGGTGCATATCCTAGTCCTCTTGTCATTGTTTTCCCCCATTTGGTTTCATTCTAGCGAGCTTTAATCTATTTAAGTTCGCCATTTCTTGTTTTTCAAGTGAAGTATCAGCTCTTAATTCTGCTAATTCTTCGTTTTGATCCAATTTATCATCATGAATGTTTTGTGCCATCAAAGCCTTCATTTTATCTAAATTTAATCTTGCTTCTGCTTCTCTTTGTTTTTTCTCATTGTCCATTGCTCTAATATCAAGTTCTCTAGCTCTTAATTTAGCAATTGGATCATTATCATATTGTGAAGTTATCGCTTTTTCCTCTTTTGCGAACTCTTCCATCATTTCTGCAACTAAAGTTGCTTTTCTAGCTTCAATTTTCTGTTGTAAAGCCATCATTTCGTTCTGTATTTGCTGATTTTGCGGATTTTGTTGCATCATTTGCTGCATTTGCGCCAATTGCTTCATCTCTTCATTAAATTCTAGCTCAATTTGCTCTTGTGCCATCAAAGAAATGTGTTCTAAGCAATTTTTTTCAATTGCGGCAGCTACCATAGGTGCATTTCTGACCATGTTTG